TCATTGTGCTTCCTCCCTTTGATCTGACGTAACAGGCGGTAATTGAATCGCACGCTGAAGAAGTTCCGCCCGTTCTTGCTCAATCTTATCCGCTGCCGTTTCTGCTCTATCTAAAGCTTTGAAGTAACGTTTAGTAATAAATACCGAGTAAATCAAAAACAAAGCACTAACGACAACCCACGGGTTGCTATTTGATAACAGATCAATAAGTTGGTTAAAAGGTTCAATCATATCAGTTACCTAGTACTTTGTTGATAGCTTTCTCTGCGGCTTCTTCCATGTGTTCGTTTGTGGCTTGGATTTCAGTATTCACGACTGCGGTACTACCTTGCTGTTTGGGTACCTGCTCTAACTTATGCCATGCGAGTTGGATAGCCCCTTTGATCTGATCGGCTGTTACTTTGACACCAATGGTAGCCAATCGGTCACTTACCCAATCGTAAGCAATCATAGCCTTATCTGAACCGCTTAACGTTCCGAGTTCGGCGCTTTTCTTTTCAGCATACGCATAGCCTTGTTGCGCCCAGTACCAGACGATTTCATTTTTACCGGTTGCCGCTTTCGCATCGATCCATAGCTTTAATTTCGGAGCAAGTAGAATCGTGATATAGATTAAGGCAAAGGCAAGAACACCAATTAAAGCAATAACGATTTGTGTGATTAGGTTATCGAAGTTCATTATTTAGCACCGCCGATCAGTCCAGCATTCAATAGTGTCTGCAACACTTCAAAGAAAATCTGGCTCTTATCATCCGATTCTTTAATAATTCCTGCTTTCTTAGCGGCAATAATTGCAGGTTCTGCCCAAGTAGGTGGTTTTTGATCACCTGTAATATTTACTTTCTTAGCTAATTTTTCGATCGTAGCGGCTTGATTTTTAACCGTTTCCTTCAATTCATCGAACTCTTTCTTTTCTGCTGCTGTCATCGGTTGTTCCTCCTTTGAGATAATACCTTTGGTTAGGCGATTGTATTCTGCTTGAACAGCCGGTATAAAACTCTTCATTGCATCAGTTACTGTATTTCCATATCCAAAGAAGTTGGTACCTGGACATGTCTTGGACGATTTACCGGGCGTATAGTCACTTAGACGTTGACCACTAGGTGTGTACCATGCGTGATATACAATATGACTGGTATCAATCGTTAGCTTTAATTTCTCTGCAAGCGCTGCATATAAGTGAACGATTGTGTCTCTTTGTTCTACGGTAAGTGTATCTCCACCTTTATCGAAGTTCCCGATGTTCTCGATGCATAACGCACCTGAATTGGCTCCTGCAATCCCTGCCGGAACTTCGTTTAAATTACGTTCTAATGAGATACCAATCAATCCATTTGGGAACGTGGTTATATTCTGCCCGATCGCTCTCCATCCGTTTGTATTCATATGGAATGAACGCATAGCTTCCAAGCGTTTGAACTCTTCTCCCGGTTGGCAATCCTTATATGCTGGTGACCAAGTGTGATGTACCTGAAGGCGCGTAATCGACCGTTTGATATCTTGTTGCTGTAACCATGGTCGGAATTCATCACGTGTAAGCAGAATAAAATGACTGTTGGCTTTCATGTAGTTACTCCTTTGTAGGTGGATAGATTTGTTTTCGATTAGGTGGTAATGGATCTTCTTGTACGATTGTTAGCTCTACCTTTTTCAACTTTCGCTTATCGATCGTTCGGGTATAGATGTAATAAGAGAGAATCAACAAAAAGACCGTGCCACATCCCCAGGCTACGGTCGATTTGAATTGATTGAATTTACGTGTGGCTCTACCATCGAGATATTGTTGATTGTCTTGTAGATATTGGATTTCACCACCAGCGATCATGACGGCATTGTTCTCGTCTTTCACAGCGACATAGGTGTCATGAACATCTGCCCAGTCCAACCATTTCACAAAGCAAGTAATCAACCACATCACCAGAATGATGTTAATGATCCACCTCAATTTACCTTTGATTTTCATGTGAGTTCCTCCGCTCGATAGCGATACGCATTTCTTGCAGTTCCCCAGTGATTAATTCATTTGATTTCTCAAGCAGTACATATAATCGTTCTTCACGCGCTTTAGATTCATCGTCTCTTTTATTCATTTCCACAGACATATCTGCATCCCGTCGTGACAGTTCAGTCATTAGATATTCTTGCTGTGTCTTTGATTCTTCTTTCATATCATCGATTTGGCGTTGATGTTGCACCTTCATATCCTCTATTTGCTTCTGTACAAACTTCCATAATAGAAAACCAACGCCTAGAAATAATGCTGCCCATGGACCTTGAGATACGACACTACCTATTATCTGTTGTTCCATCGCCGTCCCCCAATAAAAAAAGAGACTCCTAAGAGTCCCTCAATCATTTTTCTCTGTTGTCTTTTAGTTTGAATTCTTCGAATAGCTGTTTACGTGCAGTTTTGCCCGACTGATCGTACAAGCGATCCAATACTTTAGCTTTGATATTACTTGGATAATCAGGGTTTAGATTAGAAATACCTTCATTGATCAAACCACCTTGTAGTTCAGACAATCTTGAGAACTGTTCACCCGTTAGTTTGTTGCCTTGAATCGATTTCGTCGGCACACGCGGGGCCAATGACTCGTCATCTGTTTCGTTGATTAGATCCATAACCATTTGAGCATTTGGAGACAATTTATAACGTGTGAGTTCTCCTGGGTTAACAAAGATATTGAACAAGGACGGGTCTTGATAGTTCTGCGCTTGCTGACCCAATGAATCAAACTTAGCCGGCAATTTTTTTTCTAGTCCAGGTATGCGGTTTATAGTTTGGTTAAATGATTTATCTATAATATTTGAAGAGTATACCTCACGTTTAGTATTATCATTCGTTTGACGAATTTGATTAGATAGTGTCGGAATAAAAGAAGGCGGTAGAGTTCCTATAATTTCGAAAAGTTTATCTGCAAATGTTTGACCAGGATATCCTTGTGCAGCATCTTTAAGACCTCGTAATACAGACTGTTCTGTCAAAGTATTTAAACCACCAGACAAACTATTGATAGCAGTCATACCAATGCCACCTATTAGTTTTTCGGCTTCTTTACCTTCTTTAATATTCTTATTCGCTTCTGCACCAACACTAAGAGACAATGCTATCGGTTGCGCCCAATCATAGGTATAAAGAATATCACCTTCTTTTGCTTTCGGCTCTTGCTTTTTGAATCCCGATTCAATGTATCTACCTAAAGCAGAAAAGTTGATTTGATAATCTGATTGACCAGCAGATTGAGCTAAAGCACGAATATCACGATCTTTGCTAGCGGCAGTGGTAAGTACTCCATTGTCCATGAGGGCATAACCCATACCAGCAAAGCCAACTGTTCCAAGTATCGCACGAGATACAGCGAGCGCTGCTTCAGGTAACTTATCTTTTTCCGCATAACGCAATCCTTTATTAATTAAAGAAGCACTGCGAATGAAGCCTGCCGGACTATATTCCAATGCACGCATAAGCAACGCTCCTGGTGTTTTAGGATATTTCAAAATTAGATCACCAGCACCAAAATCTTTTTGGAAGTTGAGCGCTCTCTTAAACCTAGACAATCCCATAGACAAAGCATTATTGTCTTGGAATGTAATATAACGACCATAATTATCCGCAAGTTGGGTAACGTCATCGGATGCTTTTACAATGTAGTTTTGTACATGCTCCTTAATAGCTGCCTGTCCCTTAATGCCTTTATTGATCGCATCTAATGTACCCATTTCGCCAAGAGTATTATTGTAAGCTCTCATATATGCCGCATTATCAAAGCTTCGTAAAGAAGCACCTAAAGCCTTCTCCATGTAAGTCATTGGATTATATTTGCCTTTAAAAGCAGGGGCGCTTAGATCAAACTGGGACTGCAAACCATTGATATTTGTTCCGTTCCATCCTGCTTTAGCACCTTTCATCCAGTTTGACCAGAATTCTCCTTGATTGTTTGTTTTGAAAGTGACATATCTTTCACCACCTGTGATTTTTGAACGTGCGATATCAAGTGGTGTAGCGATTAGTTTGTTCAATCGTTCTGTACGGTAAAATAATTCATTACCAATCACGTTACGTACTTGTGTTTTAGGATTTAACAACTGTGCAGTTGTTTGCAAACTGCTTAATTTACGACCGATGCCCGGCTTATCAAAGGATTGAAGAATCTTCTGCAAATCTTGAGAAGCTAATTTTTTCTCCTCTCCTGACAATACAGCCACTTTACGTGCCGTAATTAGTAACGAATCAGCATCTTGTCCAGTAAGTTGGCGATCACGAATGATCTTGTTAACCAATTTCACGTTATTGTCTGATTCGATTTGAGTCACTTTGTTTTTAGATTTTCCAAATGTTTCAGTAGCTCGATCATATAAAGATGGAAGAATTGGACGAATATCTTCACCTAACTCTTTCACCATTTCTTCAGACCAATCAGCGAATTTGATCGTACCTTTTGCCATCTTAGAAGCACCGATAATGGAGTAATCTGCCCATACGTCGAGTGGCGTAGAACTTAACCGGTTACGTCTGGCTTCGATCCGTTCACGAGCCGCCGTTTCTTGAGCATCTAAGAAACTTGCAATTTGATCTCGTTTACGTACATTTTCACTTAGTCTCGGTGTTTGCATACTACGAGTTCTTTTAGAAGCATCTTTCACAAATGTTTGCGTTTCAGACACAAAACGTTGAAGGGCATCAGTATCCGCATCGCTCAGTTTCTCACCGTTTTTGGCTTTAGTCACGATATCAATCACATCATTCGATAAGGTTTTAATACCTGTCATTTTCTGCGATGCTGTTGCTAATTCCATAACAGATTGTTTAGTTTCATCTGTAACTACAACTTTTTTAGCACGCGTCGGAAGTTTATCATTGATGGCATCTACTCGATTATTAATGAATTTAAGCGTTCCTTCTGGAGATAAACGATTATACATCGATAATGCTTGTATAAACTGACCTGCGTTAGTTGCTTCTTCAGATAATTTTTCTGCTACCTCGACTGCTGCATCTGTTTGACCACGACTGTTATAGTGATCGATCAAACGTTGAGCCGTAGCCGCTTTTTCAGCAGTGAATTTACTTTTGCTCATGACATATACACGTGCTGTTTCAATATTTCCAAGACGACCGTTAGCCAAATTTAATGTAGCTTCGTTTGTGATTGGCTCATACGTAGCGGAATCGCTTTGTCTGAGTTGTTCGGTGAACGCATTAGGTGTTTTCTCTGAGTTAGCTAGAGTCGAGACAAAACCTCTTTGTTGCGCAATTGGAGCGGTAGGTACTGTGCTATTTGCTTGAGTAGCAGGAATGTCATTCGCTCTCTGTGGTGTAGGTACATTATCTATAACGGGAGCAATTGGTGTATCTACATCGTTAATCATGTGATAGTCGTCTGCTTTGATCGATGTTGGATTAACCACACTCTGTTTTCTCACTTTAGGTTCATTTATCTTCGGTATTTGCCCATTCACGTTCGTTGATAAACGATTTAAAGACAAAGGTGCATCCGTAGTCACGCTACTAGGATCAAGACGTTGGGACTGTTGACGTAATTCGCTTTGTTGTAGTTTCAAATAAGCCTGCTCTAAATCTTTTCCTGGTACTACACGTTGACCTGCAAGTTCGAATAATTGTCTATTCGTAGGTGGCTTGCCTGTAGTGCTTACAATTTCTCGGTACCAATCCGGCTTTTTACCTTTTGTATTACGAACTGTTTTTAAGGACTGGTATTCAGTGATGATATTTTGTGCATGTTTCGTTTGCAAAGCTTCTAATTCACTTGTTACCCCTTGCAATTTAGATACAGATTGATTGAACTGTGTATTACGTTGTAGAGTACCTGGCGTTGCTTCTGGTAAACCGAATGTATATGGATTAACCACAGGTTCTGTATTTGGTGCAAGTGTACTTCTTTGTTGCGCTGTGTTTATACGAGTTTCTTTGCGTGAAGCTGGCAAGCCAAGTATCTCTGATTGTTCTGCTCCTTTAATACCATTTTGACGCATTAAACGACTGAATAAAGATTCTGCAATCGCTCCAAACGCAGCATCACCTATACCACCAAGCGCTGCACCAAGTAAAGCAGAAGAACCAACTTCTTCACCAGATGATTCACCGCGTAGTAATGAAGTTGCTCCACCGGTGATACCGCCCGCAATAGTACCGCGATAGGCATTTGTTAACCCAGTGGTTACAAGTTTCGCAGTTTTAGGATTTTCTATTGCATTAGCAGCACTTTTAGCAATATAACCACCTAATCCCTTACTAAGCGTCTGGTCGGCGATTTTGTAAGGTGCAGAGATCAATCCTTGTCCAGCAACGCCTACACCAGCAGGGTTAAATCCAAAGCCGGCAATCGTACCTAACACATCTGCTGTTTTATCTGCAAGCGGAATCCCCACAGATGGTTTAGGTGCTACAGCAGGCCCTGTTAAGGACGCTGCTGAATTACCTGTACGGCTGACTAATGCACCTAGTGGATTACCATAGGCTAAATAGTTTGCTCCTGTTGCGAACGGAGCAATTACATTATCGTAGATTCCATTACCAAAAAAGGAGCGTGCAGTTCCTCCGTCGGCAATTTCAGCTTTGCGCTGGTTATAAATATCTGTGTAATTGCCTGATGTTCCAGTAGTGGTAGCAGATGGTGGTGCCGTTGGTTGTACCATTGAAGGTTTGAACGGTGCTTTGATCCCTGTAGCAGATGAAATAATAGATTGAGCAGCCGGATTAATGCCTGACTGCCCTAGTGTGGTATCCATGAAATTACCGGTTCTCGCGTTTTTGATCGTTTCTGGCAATTCGTTGCGTAATTTAGTAGAAGGTAAAACATCGTTACCGATCCCTAATTCAATTCTTCTTCGAGTAAGAAAACTAACATTTTTATCTGCTGCGTCCACACTTTTATCATTGTTTCCAATACCGAGTTCTTTACGTCTTTTTGTTAAAAATGATTCAGCCACTATATATCACCTATTTTCTATAGCTTGCTGCATTAGAAGTTACTTTAGTTACATAACTTTGAGTTTCTTTGGGAGCATGAGAACGAATCGCTTCCCAACTATTTCCGTATTTTTTGATTGCTTTGTCTACATTACCAGGGCCCCAATTGTATGCTGCTAAAGCTAATTCAGTATTACCATACTTTTTGAGCTGTCCAGCAATGTATTTGGTGCCACCATTAACATTTTGAGCAGGGTCTAAAGGATTTCTTACACCTAGACCTTCAGCGGTACCTGGCATTAATTGCATCAAACCTTGAGCTCCTGCACCTGAACCAGCATTGGGGTTGAATGAAGATTCAGCTTGTATGATACCCTTAACAAGCGAAGAGTCAACACCGTTAGCAGAAGCAGCGCTCTCGATAATATCATTATATGCGGTTTGTTTAGAAGCACCTCCATAAGAAGTGCTAGTTTGCTTTGGGGGCGACGGAGTAGCAGCGTCCCAAGTAATGCCATAACGGTTATACAATTGATAAATATCGTAATCGCTAAGTTTACCTTCCAAACCTGTTAAATATCCTTCGAGTTCTTTTTTGTTTAACACTTGACCTGTATTAGGATCACGTTCAGCAATTGGATCAACATATGATTTAGCATAATCTTCAATTGCAGTAGCGCTACCTTGAGTGGCTTGAGACATTTTATAATCATACTCCCCTTGTTCGCGAGCGTCCTGCGCTTGAGCAAGTGTTAATTGGCCCAATTGAACTTGTTCATTAAGCGCATACTCCAAACCATTTTGTTTAACAGACTGATCAAACTGTTGTTGCCACTGACTATCCGAAATAAGCGCACGCGCTGCTTGGTATTGGAAGTTTTGTTGGTACTGGTTATCCGCCACGGTATCTCGTTCTTTCTGATATCCAAAATTCTGATTACATTGATCATCAGACACTTTAGCACGATCCAACTGATATTTCTGTTGGAATAACGTTGCTTGTTGTGCGGCTGTAAGTGGTGTACCTGCTGCCGCGGCTTGACGGAATAATCCGTTGATATCATCTTGTGGTTTGATGACTTTACCAGTCATATCACTAACAGCCTTCGCCATATCAAAATTCGTCTGACGTTTCTGTAATGCGATTTGCTCTGCGGATTGATCCAATTGTTGACCTGCCACAGTCCGAATACCTGCCCCACCGTTAAGGGCCTTAGTATATCCGCTATCTGCGCCGAGAGAAGAAGTGTTAACTCCTAGACCCGTGAGGTAGCTTCTGATTTGATCGGCTTGTTTAGAAAGGTTGGTCTTATCTTCTTTAGTGACACCTTTCACTTCAGCTTGTTGTTTCAACGCTAACAGTTGATTGATAGCCGTCTTGGCTTCTGTCGGCAAATAATTACCGGTTACATTGGCTTCAGCAATCGGATTTTGGAAGTATTCTTTATCTTGCAATCCGTATAGATTTGATAACTGACCAAGTGCATCCTGTCCAACGCCATAATTCGCTTGTTGGATTTGTAGGTCACGATTCGCGGTATCATTGTACTGACTGTACGCCTGACTCATAAGCTGTGGAACGATGGTGTTCGCAAGCGTCGAAAGTGCATCCGTACCGATCTGATTCGCTACCGTTTCTGAATACGACGACTTACCTTGTCCACCTGCACGCAATACTGCATTCGTGTCGTACTGCTGACGCTGAATATTCTTTTGTGCTAAAGCGAGTTGAGATTGATAAGCAGGATCACTTTGCGGGTCGTATTTGAACGCTTCGGGCGCTTTGAATGACGTTTGCTGTTGTTTTGCAAGCTGAGCGGCGATCTGTTGTAACGTCTGTTGAGTCTGGCTTGCAGGTGGTGTATATGGTGCAGGCGCATTAGGTGTCGTTGTACCCGTTGCGGTCGAAGTCACCTTACCCGTTTGAGCCGGAACCGTCACAGGCTTAGGAACCGCCGATACCGCAGGCTGAGCCACACTAGTTTTGTTCACGGGTGCTAAGTTCTTGAGTGCTTTAGAAAAAGCATCTGATGTTGCATAAGCAGCACCATTGTTGACTGTACCTGCTTGTAAGAAGTTTTTACCGTCTACGGTGACGTATCCGTTTTTGTATCCAATTCGGCTGTTATTGATGCCTTGTTTATTTAAACTAGACCGGACACTCGTGTTATAGGTTGTTGCCATATGTTAACCACCGCCTAATGTTTTGACCTGTGACTCTAATGAGGAAATACGTTGAGACATTGAAAATAAATCTTTAGAGAGACTAATTATCGTGTTTTGCAGTTGAGTGATATACTGCATTTGTTGTTGGGCATTATCGGTGCGTTGAAAACCCTTCATGCTGACATTTGTAACGGGTTCAGCCATAATTTTTCACCTCAATACAAAGGAAGTTGACGTTGATTACGTGTGATCTCATGAATACGTGCGTATCCTGATCCGGTCAATTTGATGCGGATATGATTTTCACGAGCGAATTTACCAACAGGAATAATTATTCGTTTTGTGACATCTGCTCCTGATCCAGTAGTAGTACCAACTTGTTCGAAATCATCACCATCAATTGTTTTTGATAGCATGATATTCATCGTACCTGTGAATTCAGCCTGAACAAATATCTTGTACCATCTTAATTTTTGAGATATTGAACTGTTACTAAATGGTTTTGTAATCGCGCTCCAATTAATCGCATTACCTGCATCTGTATTGCCTTCTATGCGTAATATGCGCCCTTGACGATCACCAATATACAATTGGTTATTGAACACAGCAAAATGAGCAGGTACGATACCGCTGTACTTGCTCCATGTTTGTACGCCCGGTCGTGGATCATAGACAAGGAATGTATCATTAATATAAAAGAATAACTTTTTACCATCCGTACCACCTGTAACTCTGAAACTGTCCGTATTACTTGTTGAGGCTTGAGTTACATTTTTAACAAGCTTGTTAATAATTTCGGATAACGATTTGTCTGGTATAGTTCCACCGGAATATTCATATACCCCGTTTTTATTAACAAAGTACATAATACCGTCCAATGTAATGGTTGATTTCATGTTGATTGGTCCCGTATCAAACGTGACTGGCTGAACATTAAACTGAGAAGGAACGCCTCCATACAACTCTTGCACAGTATTAGGTGAACCAATCGTTAATCTAGTGAAATTACCATTCAACGCACTTGCTTTTTCGCCGTTTTTCGTTTCAATTTGTCTACGATAGGCGGCCGATTCACCTTCGGCTGTATTAATGTCCCACGTAAGCGGATCATCTAATTTAGAAGCCCACAACTCATTGTCGACGACGCACCACAATCGATTTTGATAACTCGTAATATACCTCGCATTTTCGGGCAATTGCGATACCACTTGAGTACCCTGACCTTCAGTGTAATAATAGGTTCTTCCGCCGCCACTTTGCATAAACAAACAAGTTTGATGAATAGACAACGCATCTGAATCAACGTATGCTGTAGCAAATTGATAACTCATACTTTGACCACTAATTTGTCCAGGCAAAATTCGCCATGTTGACCCTTTTTTCACTCGCCATGTTTGATCGGAAAAAATACAGTGCAACTCTTCTGTACCATCTGGCAGTCGGAACACAAACATTCCTTTGACTCCAGATGCACCCGGATCTGAAATAGGTACAGAATAATCGACTACATAACCTGAGCGAGTCGTTAAAGAAGGATAGTTTGTGCTATCCATATTCACGATGTCTGTAAAAAAAACATCATCAATAGAAAGAGGGTCAAACATATTCAACCCTTTAAATTCTCTTATTGTAATCGGTACTTGCTTTCCACCTACGTCTTGATATTGTGATTGTTGATATTGAATCGGCTTCATACCTCGTCACCTTGCACTTGATAATTTTGCGCCGCGACATTCCAAGCTGACTTATATTGATTTTCATAATTAGATGCTTTTATGCCATCATCTTCTGTATTCGCTAAGAATGAAGCAAGCGCAGAGATAAAAGTCCAATGATATTCTTTTGGTGCATCGGGTGAAGATGATAAATCAGAAGAAGTGAACGTTGTACTGGCTGATTGTCGGTATCTAACCATACCTTTACTTGTTAAAAACGGTGCAGGATGAAGCGACAAAGTATCGCTTTCATAGGTGAAAAAGTTTTCGGTCGTTGTTACATTGTTATAATTTAGTCTAGAGTACCAAAATAGACCGACCAGTACTTTATCAATGTCCTTTTCAGATAGTCCTGCTATAGAATAGTCTGATTGTTCTGCGACGGAATCAAACCTTATTGTTTTAGGTATTTTTACAACGTTGAAAAAATCTTGATTAACTGCATTTAACCAAACTATTTTTTGCGGTAATTCGACTGCGTTAGGCACAAGGATGTCTGCTTCCTGAATAATTTCATTGATGTTCAGCATCTTCACCTTCTTTAACATCTTCTATATTATGAGAAAGTATTTCTTTTTCTTCGTATTGCAGTAAAATCAGTTGAGTTTCTAGCAGTCGTTTCTTTGTAGCATTAAGTTCTAATAGAATATTTTGAGTTTCCTTGTTCATTGTTCACCTCACAACTCATGGTCGGGACCTAACGTTTTAATGAAACCAACTCGATTGCCGCTACGAAAGAATTCAATATACCCATTAGACGAATTGTAACTCATATAGATAGAACCTGTAGACTCGAAAGAAAACTTTTGGTTCGCCCCCATGCGTATTGCTTCAGATGAAAATGTTCCGCTTGATGTATCAATCCCAACTGCAAAGCTACCAGTTAAAGTGATCCCTCGTACCGATCCACCACCGATATTAATTGCATTGGTAAAATTACCAGCTGTTAAAATGCCTGTTGCAAATGAACCATTGCGATTGTCTCCGTTTTGCGGACCAATTCGTAAGCCTACACTTGCAACTCCAGAAGCATTAGCGTCTACTCCTTTACCTACTACAATATCAATGCCGACTCGTGAACCTGTATCAGAACCGTTGCAGAATACATCGACCTCTAATCCGATTAGCGCACCTGATGTGCTGTTTCCCGTACCGTCTCTAGCTTCAAACACTCCAGCAAAAGTAGGCCCTGTAGAGTATTTAACAGACTTACCATAAATCGAAGTGTTTTCACCTGCATCTGCACTGTTGTACAAACAGCTAGTAATCCCCCATTCGAATGAAGTTACATTTTTACCGACTGTCGTATAGGTCGTCATTGCAGAATTTGTAAATCCGGGCGTTCCACCGTTAAACTGTGCATTTCGTCTCAAAATCATTGTCGGGTTCGGGCTTGACACGTAGTCATTGATATTAATACCTTTTTGTGAAAGATCAAAGATAAAAACATCTTCATAATAGGTAACATTTCCTGCATTAAATGTTGTTTTTTCTGGTAAAAGAACAATTCCACCACCTTTGCTTTTAGCAAAATTAACTGCATTTTGCACAGCTGTAGTATCATCGTTTGTTCCATTACACAGCGCTCCGAAATCTTTGATATTGATATAAGCATCTTGTGAGTTAGCTAATATTTTTTCTGAAGAAGCTTTGTTACTTTTGATTTGTTTGAAATCAGCCGCACTTAACAAACCACCTTCGGTATCGGTTGCAATTGGAATAGGATCGGAACCAGACGGTAGGTGAGATGAAGCATGCTTTCCGGGTGTTGCAGTGCCTGTAGCTGTTATGCTTAATGTATTTGTCATTGGATTTGTAGTGACATCTATCCCTGTTAATCCCACGACATTGAGAGAATCTTGTTCGTTTTTTGCTGTTAAGTTATTAACAGATGAAAAAGCATTTTGATTGGGTTCTGCGCCATTAAGAACAGAGTCTAATTTGCTCTTATCTGGACCACTCATAAAACCAGAACTCAGATCTGTAGCAACGGGATGTTCGTTACCGCCTTGAGAACGATGTGATTGTAATGCTTTATCAGCAACATCTTCCGCCGCTTCTCTAGCCGCATCAGCTTTCTTCTGAGCGCCTAGAGGTGTTTCATAAAGAGGTGGCGCACCATTAGCGATATCTTCGCTTGTATTACGGTAAGGATAACGATCGGACATTCTTTACCACCTTCCGCGAACACGATAGTTCTCGTATCCACTATTTGCTGTGATATATTCATTCAGTATTTCTTGATACTTCGCTTGAAACTCTGAAGCTTGACCACCTGTCGCCATATCTTTCAATACTCCGTAGACTAACAACATATCAAACGACGGATCAAAACCTGTTTCAGCATATTTACCAATATCTGCGGTGGCTAATGGCGCTAATACAGGATTATGGAAAATCTTGATGCCATACAACACATCTACTTTCGGAACAGGATGTATGCCGATTCTTCCTGCTGTGAAATAATAATAAGGACGCCAACCTGACTTTTGATCAAATTGTTTTTTTTCAAGACTGTACCATTCTCGACCTAAATCGCTATGATATCCATAAGGTTGTGAATAATACTCATCCGGTCGGTATTTAAGAACTACAGCTGTGATATCTCCAGCAGGTGCAGGTAAAAGATACAATTCTTGTCCTGCCATCATGTCGAAGGTGGAACAAACTGCTTCAGACTGTTGTTGAGCGCCATTATAGTTTCTTATAAGGCGATCCCTAACCTGCGTTATTTTCCTGAGTATACTTTCTGGACTAAGATAGTTTGGAAGCTTTTCCTGTATTTCCTCGATCACTTCATTAACAAACATGTGGTGACCTCCTTATTTAACAACTCCTGCTTTACGTAACACATCCAAGAGACCGTTATAATCATCACGAAGCGCCGCAATCGTAGTAGATTCACTATCTTCTACTTTGACTGCGTTGATTTTCGTTGCTAGATGAATTTGTTTTCCGTCCTTGTCCACTAGCGCTACTAGGTTTGGACTGTGTTGTGCTGGCATTTCCACCTTCTCGTCGGTGATCTGTAGAAACTCGGGCGTTTGTGGCATTCGTAAGTCCTCCTTTAAGGATCTGCTCAAGCAGTTCGTTAGTTTTCTTTTGTTCACTGTGTATAGCATTCAGACATTCCAGTTCATCACGATACATAAAATTCACTCATTTCCGTTATTAGGGAGCCGTAGCCCCCTATTTTGGGCACAAAAAAACAATATTCCGTTTGAGTAGAAATAGTGTTTATACTGTTGGTTTATGACCGAAGATAAAGCTGTAGTTTTTAAATCCAAATCCCCAACGACCGACAACTTTAAATTTACTTACTTCTGTGTCGAAATCTGTAATAGAACCGTCTTTCGGTTTACGTCTCCACTGCCATTTGTTCATTTCCATCATGCGATCCCAATCGGCAACAAACCAGTTTTGGCGGTTAGCAGCCGTTGTTGCAAGCCACGGGCAAACAATAACTTTGATATGACTTTGGTACATGTTTGGATTGAATTGGTTACTACCAGGTTCCCAAGCAGGCAAGTCACGATCTGGCAAACCTGCGATTTTGAAAGCAGCTCGTGCATTGTAAGGTGAAACGATCAATGTATCAGGCATTACTGGCATCGGGTTACCACGATCATCTTTCCATTCCTGCATAGCCACTGCTGTTGCATCAAACGAGTCGATAGAAAGTGTAGATGTACCCATGTTGGACTGGGTATCTGTTAAATTAACAGGGCTGTATGGGTGATTCGTCGCGAACAGAGGTAATCCGTCTGGGCCTAAATAATTAGACAATGCTCCTCTATAGTTAAGTCCTTGCGCAACGAAACCGTTATTCAAAAACTCTACAGCTTGTAATTGTTGTGTACGAAACGTATCGGTAGACACTTTTTTGATACGGTCAATGACTTGAGTTAACTTCACATCATCAATAAAGTCTCTATCGATTTGAGTACCTAGTGACCATTTGCGGTTACGAATACGCTTTTGCCACAACTCGTCAATATCTTCATAGTAGACTTGATTGTCTGATTTACCCCACTCTTCCATCAGACCGCCTGCACCTACACCTTCATAGCTTTCAGCATCTTTTTCAGAGTTGATTTGATCATAGAACATAGAAATGAAATCTTTTTTCATTTTTTCAGATTGATCCAAAGTGTAAATCTCGCGGAAAATCGGCTCTAAAATCTCTTTTGACCATTTTGGTTTAGTTTGTACCATGTGTTAGTTCCCCCTTAGGACATTTGACGGTTCTTAACTTTGAACCGAGCAGTTAATTTGTTTGTATTGATTGCTCCTACTGATAAAGCGCCACCTGTAACTGTTGCCGAGTTGGCACTGAGACCATCACTAGCTAGAGTCACTGCGTTTGCACCTGGCACAAATCCAGCCGCTGCTGTACCTGTGTATGCGCCGTCGTACCAATCGCCTTCACGCGCAAGAATCAATTCACATTCGCGATTGGTTCCAGCAGTGACGTTACCTGTAAGAAAACCAAAAATTGCGTCTGTTGCTCCTGCTTTGGTGACGCGACCTGCAACTAACTTGATAGCTTCACCTGCAACGCCTGCTTCATTGTCTGTCATTAAAAACTCAGTAATACGAGTAGGGTCTTTACCGTAATCGTTGTATACATACTTAAATCCTTGAGCCATGTGTAATTCCTCCTATTTTTTAGCGTATTTATTTGCTTGATCTGGATTGAGTCCAAATGCAGCAAAGGCTGACTTCAGTTCACTGGTTGCTTGTTTCTCATACTGTCCTTTGCCATCACGTACTTGTTCAGCACGTCTGTTTAATCGATTGTTCTTGATGACGTCTTGTTCAGCACGTTTGCGCTGTGCTTTCATCAACTCGTCACGATTGAGGATTTCATAGGCATCGAGCGGGCTGTATCCACGCTTGATCTTGGCAAGCATTTCCTCTGTCATCCACGGTGCACGCCCATCTTGAACTTGCTTGGATAGATCAGGATAAGCCACCAACAACTCTTCCCAACCTTTGCTTTCTTCTGCTTCACGTTGGCGTTGTTGTTCTAACTCACGTTCCTGCTCACGATTTTGCAAGGCTTCACGACCAGCACGAATAGCCGGATTACTATCAATCAGATTACGTACATCTGACTCTTCGTATCCAGCATTGACTAGCGCATTGACTAACTGTTGCTCATGTTCTTGCAGTGTCATCCGTTGTTGGTCAATTTGAGTTTTCTCAAAATCGTCCAAATGATCCATATAATCCGAATGATCCTTGAAACCGTGAATACGAGCAGTACGGTCAAGGGCTTCTTGTTGCTTATTCAAGCGTTCTTGTTGCTTGTCGTAGTTCATCCCTTTTTGTGCTAACGTTATGGCTTCTTCTTCATCCAGTTCACGTTCTTCACCGTTATACTTGATGCGTAGTTTGCGTGCAGTCTCAGAAGGTGTATCCTGGTCGGGATCTTCTTCTTCGTCATGCTCGTCGTCCACATCATCAAATTCGGGTTGTTCATCTTGCTCGTCATCGTTCTGTTCCTGTTCTTCCGCAATCGGCGGCAGTCCGAACGCTGCACGGTACTCTTCTTGTTCTTCATTTTGGTCAACTGGTTGGTTGTCCTGTCCTTCAATCATGTGATTCATCCTTTCGCGCTATGGTTGGCGCTATGAGTTGAGGGCAATTCAGTCTCAAAACTGCCCTGTGTTACTAGTTTGTTGCGCGATCTGTGCAGCAGCTTTCACTTTTTCAAGGTCAATTTGTTGTTGACGTTGATCAATCTCTGCCGCTTTGGTTTGCTGATGGAACTGTTGGGTCTGTGCATCACTTTGCTGTAGCTGACCACCTAGTTGTTCCACTTGCTGTTGTAGTTGTTGATTCTGCTCAACCAATTGCTGAGCTTGTTGATTCAACTGTTCCACTTGTTGTTGCTGTCCTGCTTCTTGGTCAATACGTTGCTTAATGACATCCATAGGTTCTAAATGACCATTTTGCAGAACAAACGAAATAGCCTGACCGTCGATAAACGGCAGGTTCGTAATCGGATCACGCAAGTTGAGTAGGTTAAATGCAAGCTGTAGCCAATACTCACGATCCTGTGGTTTATCCACACCTACATTGACTTTGATATCAAATTCAGGTACGTATTCCTCTTTCACAATGCGCGGTTCCATTGGAGAGAACGAAGAAAGCGACATGTCATCTGACTCTTGTCCCATCATTGGTGGGAGTTCCTCAGGATTCATGTCGCTTTCTATTTCGTTTTGATACATTTCTGGTGCAGCTTGTTCGTCTCCACTCATTTCGTCCGGTTGCCACTCGGTATCGTCAATGGTGGAAATAATAGCGTCCCTACTCATGCTGACTGATCTACCGTTCACACGCGCTATGCGTTCGGTGGTATAGAACTGTGCAATGAGTTCTACGTACATCATGAACACTTCTTGTAGTGCATCTGTGATAACATCAGACGCTGTATTTAATCTGGTACCAGCCGCCGCCATCAGTGCTTTGGCTTGCTCGCCGCTGGTTACGGTGGATGTTGCTTGACCGTTTGCACTATCGAACTGCCCCGTAATTTTTTGAAGCGATGTAAGTCCAAGCTGTATTGCATTGAAAATAGTCGAGGGCACATCTTTACCTTCCACCTCTCGTATCTTATTGCTACTGAGTGCACCGGGAGCAGTTGGCAACATTGCACCGGTCTTGGAACGATTGTTCGCCCACGTATTCGGCTTGGTAATCGCATCCTGTTCATACATGATGGCAGGAACGCCCATTCGGCTTGTTGAGTCCATAATCAATTCGTTGTAAGCATTCAAGAACACTTGCGGCTGAATCATGTCTCGTACAAAGCCCTTGCCCCATATATTGCCTTCAAGCGGGTATAAGGTACGAGCAGAGAACGGATACTGTCCATGATCGTAGATGTATGATTTATGTTCGAGGAACACGCCACTTTCACTGATATAAATACAGTGAATACCGCTCATGGTTCCTCTTGCCTTCGCTTCATACTCCGAAGGGTCAACGCCTTTTTCAAGCGTTTCTTGTGCGCGTTCGCGGAACAACTTTTTATCTTCTTTGCTCATATACTTCGGTACACCGCGATACCAATATTCAAGCAAATTTGCTGTATTGGTGCGATTCTGGTAGCTGTCACTGGTGAACACATTGGTTGTTGTCGTTCCTGAGGTGACATACTTCCCTTTCTCTTTCCAACGATCCTGAAAGTACTCCATGTTCTGTACCGTACGTTCAATAATGGCTCCCATACGGTGCATACTTTTAAAACTGTCTACACGCGGATCAGGATAGAACGTTGAAAAATCTACCGCTATCACATCGTTACGACCTTCATATCGATTCTGTCCTCTACCGCCTTCGATAGTAGGGTCATACAGTACTTTATAGATCAACGGTCCATGCTTCACCATACGCAGAACAGCCTGGCGATGTGTTGACTTGAAGCCAATCTTACCCAACTCATAAGGGATAAAGTCATTTAATGCACGAGCCTTGCCTACATCGTTTTCTTCCATCTCTTCGAAGTTAGGATAAGGTGTCCAACCGGCTAACTTACCGCATATTGATTCTGTATAAGCGAGTACATAGTTATCTGTAGCGTTAGGACGGCTAGTGTCATCTTCATCCCTTAAGCCTTTCCAGTGGTCACCACGATAGAAGTCCTCTTCTTTTTCCCACTGTGCTTCTTGTTTGCTTCGATCCGACTTGAAGATGTTAAAGTCACTCAGTACGAGATCAACCAACTTCTGCTCCGTATCGGTATTCATGTTGTCTCGTTTATCTTCTACAGCGTTATTGGTGAATATACCGGTTAGCTTGTCTTTGGCACGATCAATGATGCTCATGATTCACCTTCTTTCAATCACACTCGTTATTCTGCTTTCTTTACTTTCAGTGCATCGAAGTAACTCAATTGTTTCTCGTATTCTACTTCTTTCTCTTCTGGCACTTGATTAGTATTGGTTAAGTACTCACTGTGACTACGTGCTATCAGGCGTTCGTTTAAGTCCTGTATCTGTTCATCCTTCTGATGCAGACGGAAGATACAGTAGACTGTCACAAAAGCTGATGCAATCAATGCATAGACCATAAATCACCTGCTCCAAAATGAATTTTGTTGTACATCATCTTCATCGTCGTCCTCGTCATATGCTTCTGCTCGCTTACTCTTCGATGTGGGTGCAGCTACCCATGCACTGATTTCTTCAGCTTTGATAGAGTACACAATTTCACCTGCCATGCTGATTGTATCGACTTGGTCATCATGTGCTCCACGTGGGAATGACATCATTTCTGTTTCAAAGTCATCTAGCCACGTTGTACCTGCTTTGTGGTACACCTTTTTGACTTCATACCGAGCAGACATAGGTAATGAACGTGTAACCTTATCCTTGTCCACCTTGATTGGTCGGATTGTCATACCTTCACGTATACATTCTTGGATCAAGTTAGTACCAAATGTAATGTTCTCAATCGCTTGAAATTTAGGTCTGAATCGTATAAACATTTCTTTAAGCAGTTGCTTTTGTTCAGGGCCTTCAATATGTGTGCGATACACATCACCGATCAAGATGTCATTATCAGGTGTTACGTAAATAGTAGTGACGACAAAGTAATCATTGATAGTTTTGATGCTATTAGCAGTATCAATTGTCTGAAAGCACCAACACCGATTCTTTTCAAAGCGTCTACCATCTGACATAACAAAATGAGCAATGTTATAAATGGTTTCTTCGCTAAAGTATTGAAAATGTTCACGCTTGAAGATGGAACCAGAAGCAGATGAAGGACGCTGTTGATACAAAGAGTTGAATACGTAGGAACCAACCTGATTCTTGATACGCTTCATGACTTTTTTATCAAATCCATACTCTGGCCATAATGGATCATTGATCTTTCTGCCCAAGATGTCATTGTCTTCTGCTATAGCAGGAAAGTTGATTACTGTCCAAGGATCATCTTGCAATTCACCATTGGCTTGATCTTCCTTCTGCTTGCGTAGCAGTCTGCCCACCAAATCATCTTCATGCCAACGTGTCATAACGATAATCACGCGACCATCAGGGGTTAAGCGTGTGAATAGCGTGGATTCATACCACTCATATACCTTGTCGCGCATCACCTGCGAGTTAGCTTCTTCACTGTTTTTGACCGGATCATCAATGATAGCGATGCGAGCACCTTTCCCTGTCACACCACCACCGACACCAGCAGCAACACAAGCACCACGAGTGTCTTTGATTCCCCACTCTTCAGCAGAACGTTTCTCAGGATCAATGAAAACGCCAAAAACATCCTCATTCTTAGACAGGGTGTCTCTCGCTATACGAGTAAAGCCACGACACAAGTCTATGGAATAGGATGCTATGATTAATTCGTCATTGGGATGATTGCCTAGATGCCAAGCAGGAAACTTCTTACTCACACGTTCTGACTTACCATGACGTGGTGGCATGGTGACGATCAAACGTCTAATCTCACCTGACGACACTTTCATCAGTGTTTCATCCAACAAATCCAAATGCTTACCTGGGCGATCTCGAAAGTCACTGTCATAGTCCATAAAGTACGAGAAGTCTCTACGTGCTAGTTCTTTGGATGCTTCAGCTTGAATCTGCGTCATCTGACTTGGATTGAGCAAGTTTTCTCAACTCCTCTACTGTCAATTGTTTCACAGCAGAAGCTACGCTGAAGGATTCACCTTCTTTATTGGAAAGTGTCTGGTCAACTTCTTGTTTATCTACCCAACCGTAATTGTTTTTGAGGTTGAAAATGGACCCTGCTGGGTTCTTGGATGTGAGTAGTGTTTCTTCCACATATCCTTCAATACGTGCTTTAGCTTTTTTTATAGTGTCAATAAACTCAGGACGTTCTGAATAGTTCATCAACGTTTGTCGGTTCGTCCCCAAATAATAAGCGAGTCCCGATACGGTGAATGGTTTAACCTGTTGCTTTTCGATCTGACCAAAACGATCGGTGCTAGGTCGCCATGACTTCTGTCCGTCATCCTCTTCAATCTCATACCAAACTTCTTCATAGCATGAGTTAAAGTAGTCATCAATCTCGTGCTGTAGATGTTCCACACTCTCAAATCGAAGAGGTCTGCCCATATCAGACATGTGTATTCCTCCTTTCTATTCCTGCATCAATTTCTCATAGCATTTCTTAATGACTAAAGCATCATGTAATGCATTGTGTTTATGCTCTGCAACCATGTGAGATGCTTTACCATAAGCATATTCTTCGCGGTTAATATCTGGATCAACGTCTTTAATCTTCATTAGTGTGCAGATATCAAAGGGGATATAATATACAGAATTAGGTATACTAAAAGCATGACCAAATAATTGATTAAATAATACCCAATCATAGGATAAACAATCTGACCACATTTCTATTTTCTCTCTACCAACTAAACCGTTTAGCCATAACTCTAATTTTTTTGCAATGAATTTTGTATTACCTTTATACTGTAAATGATCACCATTTTTATCGCACTCAATTGCTTCTTTTTTATCACTCATCAACAAATTATCAATCACATTTTCCAATAACCATGTATCTAGTTTGACTTGCTCCTTATTGTAATCGGTAAACTCTGCGTAAAAACTTTTACCATTTTCTGCAACTAAACCAATGCTTATTAATGTTGTATATTGATGTAGTCCAGTAAACTCTGTATCAAAGAAAACTTTTTTCATGAGTCACACTCCTAGAATTGAATGTCTGTCGTTCCAATGCTCACTATGACCATGCTGCGATGTACAGGTACAGAAGCAGAACGATAGATTGCACGTTTACGCTTTCCTTCAACATCTTTCAACACGCGTTCACGAGCATCTTGCAAATCAGATATGATGTCATTGTTTGGTGTCCATCCGCTCATTAACGACCACCGCCGTATCTTGTCACGGCTTTAAAGATAGCAATATCTTTTTCAAAGCGTTCTTCATACGTTGTCGTTACATATCCAGAAAGAGAAAATCCGTTTGATAATGATTCCATAGCAAGAAACTCATGAAAATCTTTTTCTTCTTCGGTTCGACGATCAGTTACGATCAATTGGATATCCTCTATTTTCGCGAACGGATGAATATTCTCAGGCAGTAAATTGCTTGGTAACATCCTTATTCCTCCTCAGTCATACGCAATAATCTGTACAGTAAGCGCAACGCTCGGCACGTCGGTAACTTTTACTACACCGCCTACCACGATGTTGACTGCTGTACCGTTTAGCTTTCTTGCACGTACGGTTGCACCTGTGGTAGTTACAGTGAGAATGTCAATAACATAGCTGTTTGTATCGTTAAGCGGTGTAATGGCTTTGGCATCAACAAACTTGGGCACGCTTGAAAACCGATTAGCAGGGAACGTGATAGTTCCTGTGCCATCGGTTGCTGTAGTGATGCGTGTTGTGAAAGGAACTGTACCTGGTTCCCCTTTATCGCCTGGTTTACCTTTGAACTGATCGGGGTTCGCATCAATAACGGCTTTAACGGATGTTGCCACTTGAACGTTTGTTGCACTATCGCCGTCTTTACCTTTGAAACGTGTCGGGTTGCTATCAATGACTTTATTGATCAATACCGTAAGCGCATCATCGGATGGAGCTGCACCTGCTTTGGGTGGTTGCTCCATATCTTCGTTAAGGGGCATCGGTCATCACTCCTACGAACATATAATGAAGAGTGGTGTCAACACTACACACGAAGTACAAACTGTCTGCATCGGTAATCGGGCCTACACGAGCACCTGCATACAATGGCGTTTTTCGATTAGTAACATTAGATTGACTATCATAGTAGATCGTTGTTGATCCCGTGTTACGGAAGTAAGCGGAATGTCCAGATAACTGCATTTGCTTGACTACATTCGCTTTTAGATCAATCGTGTCGTTACCAGATATGCCGCCCGGTCCTTTTTTTGAAATAGAGTATGGCAATTCTTCTGTGATAACAACCGGTACGGGATTGGTTTCACTTACTCCCTTTCCATAGTCCTTACCGTCCATGTGTTGTAACCCCCTAAAGTAGTTTTCGTGCTGGATTATTGGGTGAAAACAAAACGTCGAAGAAGTGGTGTGCTCCTAAATTATCGCCTACAGCGTCCAGATGGATACCATCCGCTTGCATAGGTGTAGTTGTTGAAACGATATTGTTCGTAACGTAAGTGTTCAAATCAAGTAATGGTAAATGATACTTTTGAGACAACTCACGCATTTGACCATTCACTTTGTTCCATCCAAAGGCATTTAAACCGTTACGTGGCAAAATGGTGCTGATTTGAATGGGTATCTTAAATTCAGTTAGGCATATCTTAATGGCTTGTTCGATATTGTCTTTCGTAATGATCTCAGGACGTGGTAAATCGTTCGTGCCTAGCATCAATTGAACCATCGCTGGACGCTTCGCCACGATTTCATTACGCAGGAAACGAATGTAGTCGCTTGAACCCGATGGGCGTGTTGCATAATCAATTTGGATTCGATTACCTAGCATGTAGTTACGTAACAGCGTCTTAAATTGACCGTCACACCATCCGCCCTGCCGATCGCTATTACTATCTCCTACAATAAGCAAGCGACTTTCCAGTGCCTGTCCTGCTGGCGTATCAGGATCTAAATAGTAGATATAATTTACACCTACAGTTGTACCTGTTGATTTCGCACCGGCAACACCTTTGCACACGACTTCGATCTTGTGTAGTCCGCGTGTTAGTCCTTTTAACCAAACCATAGCAGCATTTTTCATGCTATTTGCTTGACCATCGATATACAGATAACAATCTTGTTCGGTGTACAGGTTACCATCCACATAAATCTGTGCGATTCCTGCTGATTGTGATCCATACATAAATAAAACAGCATCCGTAAATGGGATACTGTCGCTGTAAATCGTACATTTTTCATTTGCTGTTGACGTTGTTGCGTACAAAGCACCGTTATGACCTGAGTTATCGGCTTGTCCGGTTGTCCATCCACTACTAAATGTGAACTCACTGGCATTACTGTTCGCGCGATAATCAGGGAATATAAGATCAGCCACTAGACCACCACGCTTTCTTGCGAAATGATTCCACCATAGATTGATCCTGCGCTGGCTGTTTCTACATATTTATAAAATGCAGATAGTACAGGCCCTGCAACAATTTGTTCATAGGTGTATTTGCTAGAAACAGGGTCTTGAGTCAGTGTTACTGTTTTAGATGTGAAGGTAACGCCATCAAGGGAATACGATACTGTGAGCACACCGTTGTTTGTACTATTGAGCGTGAATTTAATCTGTTTAGACGCTATAAATGGACGTGTAAGCGACGTATAGGTCGTACTTGCTGTAGTAGTTATTGCTGTATTGGTAAGCGTTCCATGTAGCATATAGAAACGACTGTAGTCTTTGGCTATAAACGGTCGAGTATCTTTGTTTGCTTGAGCAAAGGCGAGTCCTGCTTGGGCGATTGCAGCTTGAGCGGTAATGTCCATCAGTCGACCTCCCTTATCAGCACACTCACATTTCCACCAGATACGCTGTCCAGAGTTACTTTAAATTTATCCGTGCCACCTACAGAGAACCTGGCTCCCGTTCCAATCGTAGCTGTACTGAGTAACGCAAAGTTTTCATTACTGATACCTGTTGTTGGCTTCGTTTGACCATCTGCATATACGGACGAAAACGAAAGTGAAGCCGAAGTTGCTGTACCAGACACACTCACAAATATCGTTTTAGTCCGTTGAACAGGATACAATTCACTCGTCGGACTAGTGGCTCCGTTGATCAGTGTAACGTCGTCTCTCGTGCCATCGTTCGATAGTTTAACCATCGCGTTCAGTCCGATCTACGGTTTGAGCGAGTTCAATAAGGTACTTTTTCACTTCATCAGGCGCATACCCATGACCTTGTATGTCATTCAAGTACGTATCTAGCTTGCCACCTTCGTATCGCTCGCCGATCATTCGAGGATCATTGATAACAACAAAGCAATCCTCGTAGAATGTCTTTGATTTTTCATCAACTTTTTTGATATGTTCAATAAACAAATCGACTGGATTTTCCGTTGTCATTGTTAAACCTCCTACTATGGTAATTTGATTACTCCCGGTGCTTTATCAGCCTGATCTTTATTCCATCTGTCCGTTTTTTTCTTACTATAAGAGATACCTACGGAACGTTGTTGTATCTTCTCTTGTTCACGTCGATTGATCTCTTGCCACAACTCGGAATCTGTTGCTTCTCCTAATGTCTTGTTGTATAGAGTGTTAAAGTATTTCATCTTATACCCTCCCAACACATAAAAAAGAGACCGATCCGTAGACCAGTCTCTTTGTGTGAAATTATTTTATTTAACGGATTCAGCAGGATTCGAACCTGCACAGGATTACTCCTTCGCTACGTTAGCAGTGTAGTGGTTTATCCATTCACCCATGAATCCATATGGTAGTTGTTTTAATTTCTAGCCAAACAACTGAAAAGCCGATATGAGCCATAGGACTTTCACCTATGAACATGACGAATTTCTCCGATATTTTTTAGCGAACCTGTGCACAGACCGTCGGCTAGGGACAACATCCCATTCGTCATTTATTTGCGTCTATCTTCCGCCACTCATAATTTTCTATACTATTACTATAACAGCTTTATCACCTAATACCCTGCCAACATCCTGCCAAGTTACTGCCATTATCCCTCAATCGGTTCTGTCCTTACTTCCAAGTTGAGCGAGTAAGCAAGTTTAGACAACGCTTCTTTCTTCACTCTATAGTACGTTCGCTCTGACATGCCCAGTGATGTGTATACATTCAAATCAATCGGCTCAGGTTCGCACATATAGCGTGATGTGATTAAGTTGCGATGTTCCATGCTAAGACGATTAAGTGCTCTTGTCACGTTCATGTACGACCTATGGAGCGAATCTTCTTTATCAATATTGCGAATAGCAATGTTCTCAGTCTGCTTGCTGATTTCGCCCATGCCTGAGTTTTCTTTATAGATGTAACTCGGCGTTGTTTTCGCTTCATCACGTACAAATCCATATTGCTCGTAGAACGCCGCTTTCTTCAGTTCTTTTTCTACTCGATCGAATGTAGCAGACTCGTCTATGGAAGTGCCTGGAAAGCATAGTTGAAAGACTTCGTTATTCTCCATCTGTTTCACCTTCCTCTGTATACTTTTCAAATTTTTCTACCTTAGCCATATAAATATTTGTATATTCATCTATTGCATACTCTTCTCGTCCATAATAAGAAATTTCTTCATTATAGTACTTAAGTGCTTCTTCATAATCATCAAATTCAGCCATATACGGATAATATTTCATGTTTACTGATACGATCCACATATTCTCACACTCCCAAATCTAGCATAGTTACTTGCCCTTCGTTTCCATCCACTTCCGATGCATCTGCAATCAATCCATCGGTTAGCATGAATGTTGGCGCTTCATATAAATACGTGTCCCATACGGGATAGCCTGTGCGACTGTATGCTGGATTCTTACGTTCGGCTAGTTCTGTCCATACCCAGTAAGTCTTTGCTTTCACTTTGTCTTGATCTGACATAGATAATCGCTCCTTGTAATGATTGATAATGTCTTGCGGTGATTTCATGCAATCTCCTTAGAGTAGGGACAGTAGTACTGCCCCTGTGTGTTATATACGCTTGAATTGCTTTTCAAAATGACAACTGTGCATCTGGTGCATGTCTGTGTCGTAATCGGTGTATTTAAAGTGAATGTTCTCGTCTACATCTTCATATAAAGCGAATACTTCACGTTCGTCTGTGTCTGTGTAGAAACGCTCAATACGTCGTTTAAGATGTATGACCATCTGTACTGCTTTCTCGGTAGGCTGTGATTTCCTTGTGGATCAGATTCATGAAATCGTCCCATTCGCCAAGTTTGAATTCTTCGTCTAAAGCTTCATCAATCGTATTAATGAGTTGCTCGGCTTTGTCTGCCCGTATACGTTGAGCTTCTAACTCCTGCTCTGCTGCTTCTGCACGCATTAAGGCATTTGTCGTACTCACAAATTGGCTGGATGATTCAGAAGCCAATTGATCGGCTCTAGCTCTCATTCTTTCTGCTTCTTTGATCCAGTAAGGTAACACTTCGTCATAGATGAATCCTCCATTAAGCTTGCATCTGTTTAAATCTTCCTCCGCGATACGTTTTTGTTGTGTCATACCTCTGTATCTCCTTCCTGTACTGGCAAGTTGATAACTGCATAGTATTTCACCCAGTCGATAAGAGACCATCCGATGACAGATTCGTCAATGAACCAAGAATACTTCCCGCCAAACACTGCATGTTCAGCAATCATCGTTTTATTACCATCCGTCACAATATAACTGACGTGACTTTCGATTGAACGGTCAGTAGGATCGTATTTGATCCACTGTATGCCTTGAACATCTTCCACATTGACCTTTTGTAAAAACTCTGGTGCGAACGAACCGCTAAATCCTTCAAGAAATACTGAGTCTTGAGCATACACCCCTGTACCACGAGTGAATTGATCCCCTCTACACGTCCAGATGTGTCCAGCATGTGTTTCTGCTTCAATACAAGTGTGCATAACGACTTGATCGCCTTTTTTTAACTTGTCTGTACTCATGTTCATTCTCCTTTGTGGTAGGGGAACAGAGTTGTTCCCCCTCTATGATTGATTAATCTAACTTATCTATGATTACTTCTGGCCCATTGAGTTCCCAATATTCTGTAGCATGTCCGCTTTTAAATGCTTCATCTAGCACAGCTTGTAAACGATCATAATGTTCTTGCTTTAAGCAGTCGTATGCTCGTTCATCCCAATCTTCATACATATCTTGATACTGCTGATCAACGTAAACATCGATCATTTCTTTTGCAGATGGATGCCAACGTGCTTCTATGGCTACATACCATTTTTGGTTAATTAAGCTATTATCTTCTTTTGTTTGTTTGCGTAATTCAGATACTGTTAACGTATAATTTGCATCCACATAACTAAGAATAGTTTCTTCTGACAATTCAGATAATTTTACAGTTTCCGTTGTATCTGTCACGGTTATCTCCCCTTTATAGGCTGACTGATCTATAGACTGTCATTCACTGCCTTGAGCGCTGCTAAGACAGGATAAATTTGGTGTGGATTCACTGCATTACCTAATCCTTTTAAGCGACCAACTCGATCTTTTACTCCATTAGCAATCCGCGGCGGCTCCCAATCATATTGTTCTTCCCCTAGTGCGGCTGGCCATCTATGTTCGTCCAACCTTCCGGGAATCCCATCAAGGACTCCACCCATGCCGGATTCAATTGACCTTCCTGTTTGATCCGTATCGCATCCGACAAGCTGTTGGTTTCGGGATTGCGACCTGTTAACGCCATTTTTTCTGGCGTTCTCGCTCCCTTGCAGTCGTTTGATTTTGGAGTCGACCAAAGCTTTACTGCTGCTGGTAGTCCATTTCTCTGATCGTACGGATTCACATTCCCACGTTTGTCTGGATCGCTTGCTCGTGGTGTGGGCCAAAATTTGACTTGATCGTTCAAGTTGCCGCCCCAGCCCTGTTCCACTTTTCTCTGTCGTCTGACTGAATCTGGATTGTCTCCACTGCGATAGTCTCTTGCTTGTGGAGTCGCCCAGAGTCTTAGAGTGGTTGGATCGACTTGTTCCCTTAAGTTGGCTGGCTTTGTTCTCCCTTTTCTCGAAGTGGTTGCTTGTCGAATCAATGCTTCTTCCGATCTCTGATTCATATGATCCATCGTATTTGGCGTAGCCCACAATGAAGACTCTTTCTCGTCTATGCGGGGCACCGACGCTTGCAGATGGAATAACAAATGTTTGTGTGTCGTAACCTTCGTTTTCCAGATCAGCAAGCACATCGTCGAGTCCCATCGTGATGTGACCAGCAACATTTTCGCCAAGGAAAAAAGTGGGTCGGATTTCACGTATGAGTCTAGCAACTTCTGGCCAGAGGTGACGGTCATCTTCTTTGCCGCGGCGCTTCCCGGCGTGACTGAAAGGCTGGCAAGGATATCCGGCTGAAATAAGGTCAATTGTTCGTGTGTCGATTCCATCATTTTCTAGTTTCTCCTTTGTGAGTTCGCAAACATCGTCATAGATCGGGATGCCTGGAAAGTTCTTTTGTAATACTTTCTGCGGAAATTCTTCACGTTCGCAAAATGCTATTGTTTCTATACCGGCCCATTCCGCTGCTAGATCAATTCCACCAATGCCGCTAAACAGACTTAACTTTTTCATAATTGACTTTTGAGTTCATTAAATTTTCTGCGAAACTCGCGTACCAAATCTTCATCTGCTATATCTACTTCATCCAACAAATCTTCTATACGATCTTCGATCTGATCTAAGATTTCTTCTTTTATCATGTCGTATGTCTCCGTCCTCTCAAGATTGACCTAACAATTCTATTTCAATTTCAACTCTCGGATTCGACTTATCCACTTCAAAATCTATAATCCTTGGTAACGCTTTATAATCATCTTCGTAAACACCTGCACGTTGTAAAGCGTCTAGCATTATTTTTAGACAATTATGTGTATCTCTGCGTTTATTGTCTTTCCAATAGAACCAAATGCGTAAAACGACTTTCTCCGACGTCTGAGACCACTTACTACTTGCCATCCACTGATTAGCTAACAAGATACACAAGTCTTCCCATGATTGTGCGTCATCCGTATAGACCCTAAACTTTCTTCTTTTGATCCATTTGTCCTTGTACATGGTATTCACGCTTGGCACGGTTCCGGGTATAATCAATCGCTGCATGTCTCTCCTCCGCCTTCTCGTTGTAGAAATACACTTCTCCAATAGTTCTTCCGTTGTCTACAATTCGTTGTTTGTTGTATTTTTGATAAAAAGGATTGGTTCGCATCAGAACGGCAACCTTTCTGCATCTGTTCTTTTAAGGAATTCAATTCGATTATTCAAAGCTTCTTTAATTCCATTATGATATTTAGATTTACCTAATCCAGATAAAACCCAACGGTGATGACCATCGTATTCTTTAAGAGTTGCTTCCACATCCACCACCACAGCAATAGACTCGATACCCTTACGAAACGTACTGACTTCTGCTTTGACTTTAAACCACCGTCTGCCGACTTGAGTGACTGTGTATTTCATTTCATATATCTCCTTTGTGGTAAGGTTTCCGTACTGCTTTTTCGTAGGATTCTCCTTTTTTCAAACGATAATGCAGTAGTTGGCGACTAACATTTTTTTGATCTGCTGCTAGATAGACCCATGCTGGATGAATACAAAGGTGGTTTGGTTTGACAGGTTCAAACATCTGTTCATCTGCACGTACCATGGTTATCCCTCCCGTTCTCTTTCTAGCTCAGCGAAGATATCGCACAGTTCCTTATTGACGCGTTCTTGTCTAAACTCCGCTTTGATATAGTTGGCACTAGCATCCTTCGATATAGATACCAATAAACGATCGACACGGCCCAATGCTTCTTTGAGCAGATAGCGGTTGTCTTTCAGTATCTGATTCATGATCCGTTCGTGTGTTGCTGACATGTGTACCCTCCATTCCAAAGGCTTGCCGTCCACGTTTGACAAATTCTTCATAGTCTTGGTCGAATAGGTCGTAATCGTCTACTTTCATACTTCTAACTCCAATCTGAATCCTTTCAGGTAGTCTTTGATTTCTTTGATCTCTGTAAGCAATTCAGTTAATGTAGCGGCTTCACTTTTATCTACGCAACGTTCAAAAACATCTTCTAAGCAATGATCAAGTTTAGAAAAGTATGATTTTTTTCCGTATACGTGTGGTGTATATGTGACTTCCTCAGTCTTTGCATTGACCAGCTTTTTCATTTCTTTGTGTTCGTTCGTCACTGTGTATCCATATTCTGTTGACGTGATCCAAATATCACCAATTACGTTGATTCTCATAGTCATTCATCCTCCTGCAATCTATAGTTCAAAGCGATATCTTTCTTAATCGTCACTTTGTATTCTTTGCACATTTCGTTGATTCGGCTTCCTGTACCTTCGTCAAAATCACACATTTGCGCTATTGTCTTTTCACTGCTGATCAACACAGGTAAGTTGTTCAGGTATCTGTAATTGATCACGCCGAATATTTTTTCTAACTGCCAAGGTGTCGGCTTATCACGACCTTTGTACATGTCGTCGATGAACAGTAGCTGCACTTTCTGCATTTGAGCCAATTTCTCGTTTGAAGCGTCTAAATCGCTCTGTAAGTCCGTTATACCCTCTACCCAAGGAAAGTATTGAACTGCCACCCCTTTGCTGATTAGGTGGTTGCTGAGGGCTGTTAAAAGGTGTGTCTTGCCTGTTCCCGGTTGTCCAAGTAAGCAAAGACTGTTTTGTCTGGACTTTAATTCGATGATCTTGGCAAAATCTTTGGCATAACGTTGAACCGTATCAAACATGCTGAGGATGACAGGTGACTTGCCTTCTAAGTCGAATGATCCGAACGTCATGTTCCGGAACGAATCGGTGATCTGACTACTCTTCATCAGCCGTTCTACACGCTTTTTAATGCGACACTCACATTCGGTGGCGACTTCATTCATCACCTGACGCTCCTCGTTGCCGATTAGAATCGTTCCAGGCACTTTGCTTAGTATGAATTCGGTGTCTTGGCAAATTGGGCACTCATAAGAGACTTGGGTCTCTGACGACGCGGCTGACGAGTGGCTTGTTTTCGTCGAGGAACGCATACGGGCTTTCTCGATTCTGTCTTTCCACGGTTTGAGCATGTCCCCCATGCTTTCCATTTGCGATCAGTCCTTTCATTTTCGTGTCAATGGTGTCGTACTGCTTGCGTAGCTTCGCTGGTGATAGAATATTGGTTTGCCAAAACGGATCGTTGAATATCCAGTCAATCACTTCGGCGACTCTGTGCTTATCCCGTTTATCATTTTCGATAAGCAGTCTCATATCATCAGCCCACTTTTGCATGTTCGGTGGTTTAGCATCTGGATTGATTTCTAGAATCTTTTTGAATAAATAATTTGCAGATCGATAAGGAATACTAGTCATGTCGTAAACTCGTTTATGACGAGAAGTCTTTATCTCTTCTTTTTCTACATTCTTATCATTCTTTATATTCTTTACATTCTTGTTTGTGTTCACTTGTTGTTCAGTTGTTGTTCGCTTGTTGTTCAGTTGTTGTTCATTTTGTTGTTCACTCTCTTGGTAATCGTGCCATGAAAGTATTGATATCAAACGGTTTTTGTTACTTTTCTGTTGTTCAATCTGTTGTTCACTTTCGAACGTTTTTAGAATTCGTTGCGCCTTACTTTCTGAAATTTTTAATTTCACCGATATCGTTTGACGACCTGTAATGAGCTGCCCTGGTTGCAAGATAATTTTCTCCCCAGCAAACAGGACAGGGTACTCTTTATGTGTTGCATTTAAGAGAAGATACATCCATACAGCAATGTGATCACTGTCTTTACACACCACTGGATTGTCCATCATTTTGCGATGAAGTTTAATCCATCCTTCCATTTGACTCACCCACTCACTTGCGGATTACTTTGCGACTCTTCTTCCCCATCAGACGGCGTGTAGGCTTCTTGTGTGCTTTCATCACTTTTTACCTTTATTCTTGTTGTATAATTCGTAGTCACATTCGTCACAGAAAGGGGGATCAATCGGTAACCCTAAACATCCACATTCGGATTGAATAGTTCCTGGACAGCAATATTCTGGCTCAGGTATCTCATTCACTTTGCAATTCCAGCAGTAGTATTTTTTTTCCACGTTAGATAACACTCCTTAGTTTAGAAATTCGATAATCCAATACGGTTGAGCAATCATTAGATAAGCGATTGTTACTGTGAAAAACAGTCCGAACAAGAACGGTACAGCGAGTATCCACAGTAAAATATCAGCGCATTTACGTGTCATTTTTATTTGCACTCCTTTGCATACAGTGCGTCTCGCTTCGCTTTCAGCCATTCCCGACCCTCTGCGGTATTATCTGCCCAATAGTGACAGTCATGGCATAATATACACACGTCTTTATACGTTGTTAGCTGTAATTTCCATCTTCGTTCCAGATGCGCCGCTTGTAAGTTATGACCGCTATAGCATCGTCCGCAACACTCGTGTTCTCGTTCCATGATCGTTGCATAGACTTCTTTGCTGACGGCTCCACGTTCTCTGGCTGTCGGCTTCAAACGCTTATGCTTCGGCTTGGGCACAGGGCGAAAGTTATTCACTGAAATGATCTCGTGCGTATTCGGCTAACTTGTCAATCAGATCCGTTTCGTCTTTGATGCCGTCATCGTTGGTATAGCGTGCGACTAGGGATGCGATACCTTCGCGGAGTGGTTCAGGTTTAACAGTGTATCCGTTTTTGATGATATTTAGTCTTGCATTAAAGGGCATTTCTCCTAAAGATTTTCTTATTTCAAAAGGTATGCTCATTTCTTCGTGATCGTAGTGTTCACCAGATAAGAAAATAAGATTCCAATCATCAAAAAATTTAAAAACTAACTGAAATTCGCTTCCTAATTCTTGAGCTTTTTTAACCCATTCTATGGCATCAGCCCACTGTTTTGAAACTTCAACGGGTTGCGGAAGCTTCGCTTTAAGTTCGTTGTTTTCAATTAACATTTTACCAATTGTTTGTTTTAGTTTTCTTTCTTCGTCATACCATTGTTCCAAAGCATCGTTTTGAAGTTCTGTTAATTTTGCTTTTAGTTCTTCAATCTGAGAAAGTAACTGCTGTTCATTATCGTAGTAACCTTGTAACGTATCCTGCATGGATTTTTCATGTTCAGCTACAGCGGATTCGATCTTTTTTTGTACTTCCGATTCGGTGAATAGTTGTTCTGCATCTTCATATTTCATTGTTGTATTATAGTTGTGCTTGATGCCAACTTGAACATGACCATGAATTTGACACCCATCATCAAACATTTTTTGCATAACAACGTTACTTTTTTTATCTCGTAAAATAATCATTTAACATTCTCCTCTACTCTGTATTTAAAACGGTAAGTCATCGTCGTTAATATTGATCGGCTGTCTATCCTCTTTAAACGGGTCTTTTTTGGAATCGTAGCTATGGTCTTTACCATCTTCGTTACGATTGCTTTCTAAGAAGCGTACGTTGTCCGCAATGACTTCTGTGACGTAGACACGCTTGCCTTCGTTGTTCTTGTAGTTTCGCACCTGTATGCGACCTTCTACAGCAGTCAAGCGACCTTTGCGGAGATAGTTAGCACAGCTTTCAGCAAGCGCACGCCATGTGACCACGTTGAGGAAGTCGACTTCTTTCTTGCCATCTTGCCCGGAAAACGGACGGTCAACGGCTAGGGTAAAGGTTGTGACGGCTACACCTGCTGGCGTATAGCGAAGTTCGGGGTCTTTCGTTAAGCGACCAATTAAGATGACTCTATTCAGCATGTTGTTTTGCCTCCTGTGCTTTTTCTAGTGCTCGTTTAGTTACTATCACTTGCAATGCATTAAATGACTTTCCTTTGCCTAACTGTTCTTCTATCCATTCGTCCATTCCATCCAATGATCCATTTACTGTTTGCCATTTGATTTTGATATCTGTGCGAATTTTATTTTCTGCTTCTTCTTTAGCAGCTTTCTCTGCTTCTGGATCAGGTGGCAAATCTTCACCAGAGTAAATGTATAATCCTAGACCATGAAGTGCTATAGCTTTAACTAGACAACGTTGAATGCTTGTGTTGATTTGGAACGTATTTGGTTTCTCAATAGGTTTGTTTTGATTGTCCAGTACAGGATGTATCTGTGATAACGTGATGCCTTCTACCGTAACGGCTACTTCTACAAAGTATCCTAGCGGTGTTTGCATGAAAGGCATGCCTTCAAAGCGGATTACTTCCCATGTGGCTGTAGGATGTTTTTTGCGAAGTACATCGACTGCCCAAGCCCATGATAGATAGCTGAACTTTCCTTTCTTCTCCACATGATCGTTGACATTAATCTTTGATAGTTCGTTAAAGTAATTGATTTGCTCACTCATTCTGTCTGCTCCAATTCATAAGTTATTTTGACAGGCACGATGCACACCATATCACCTGTGTATAGCCGTTCAATAATGTTTGCTAAGTCTTGTTCGTTTCCGATGCGAAGCGCCTTGATAATCGAACCTGTGCGCTCCATACGCGTGGTTAAGAATGAACCGTCTGGCAACTGTGGTGAAAAGGTAACTCTATACTCGGCATCCATAGCGTTGTATCTTCTTGCGTGGCAATGATCTACCTTTTTTATGATATGCATACATCAGATAGGAAGCCGATCCTTTGGACGGTGTTGGATACTGTTCCCACGTATGCAACGTACGTACAGGGATCAAGCATGCGTTGTCTACAGCTTCTAGCATGCAGTCGAGACAGTGCGGTTCTTCGTGCTTGTAGACCGCGTAATGAGCGTTTCTACCACATCCACATTTGATGTTGATGTCGGATAGACTAGAGAAAAATTCGTGCGTGAACTCACGTTTAGGAATCGGCATTGCATCGGTAAACATTGTTCGTATCAGACGTTCTCCTGTTTTCATGTAAGCACCTCATATTCATCTTTTAAGATCAGTAGTAGCGGCTTATTTAACTCGCCATCTGGCACAGCGTATACGTCCCCTGGGCGAAGCGTTTTGTTATCTTGCACACGTCTTACATAGAACTTATCGCCTGCTTTGTAGCGATAGTCACGAGATTTTACAATGACGATAGTGTCGGCGACTTTGGCTTTACGTTTGGTCATAGTAATTCATTCATTTCTTTGATCATTCTATTCAATTGATTTATTGTTTTTCTGTATCCTTGCATGTATTGTGTAACACCTTTTGCATAGTAAATATTAGGTTCAACTATTGATTTGGTTTTAAAGGGTTCACCTTTAAACACATAGTTGGATAACAATCCTGATTCTGCCCATGTTTGAAAAAATACTGTGTATCCGTTGTTTTTTTCGTTAATTTCAAGTCCTATTGCGAGGACTTCTTTCATTAATTTCTGAATTTTTTGTTTTTGTTCATCTGTGTATTTGATAGCCATGTTATTCGTCTCCCTTGACGGTTTATTATTTGCGTGGTACATTCACATTAATAATTTGTTTAAGCGACTTTCCTGACCATTTCGAGTGCGACCTCGTTATGGTCTTTTTTTATGAAATTATTTTAAGTTGTAATGTAATAGAAACCCGCAACTACAAGAATCAAATCGTCTTCTGCATTTTGATTGTTACGTTTGTAGTCCTGAACAACTGCCATCCAATCTGTTGCATCCTCTTCTCTCTCACAATTGACAATCTCCCATTTAGAGAAACCTTTGCTTTTTAATTCATCTATTGCTTTCACCAACAACTGGTCAACTTCTACACGTTCAAATTTTTGATCATATTTGTTTACTTCCTCTTTAATGATTTCTTGCAAATCGCGTTCAGTATAGAAAGCTTCGATATCGTTGTTGTTTACAAACTCGATAAAATTTCCTGTGTGTTCACTAACAAAGGCTTCTTTTCCATAGAGTTCACCTTTATATACGTCTCTTTTAATAACACCAGTTGTAAATTCCTCGTTGCGTTTGTTAATAATGATCATGTGCATACACTCCTTGACTGTTTTTTATTTTTTTGTTAAATTGATCACAATATAGTGTTAGATTAACAACCGATCACGCGGTAGGACGCGTGGTCTTTTCTATGTGCCGGCATAGGATTTGATGCTGTAACGGCTGTTCAAACCACTTGCGAGCCATTTCGGGTAACGTGATATCTCGGATGGCTTGCTCATATTGATCTCCTAGCGAATCCCTCATGCTACGTTCAAACACCTTTACGCTTTGTGACATGTCACATCTTCCCTTCATATAGATAGCGATCAAATTTCTCTGTATCAAACTCGACACCATGCATTTCCATACGCGCCATGGTCATTAAGCGGAATCGCTTGGTCTGGCATGGAATCGCTTCTGCCATTTCAAAGTATTTGAATTGACGCTGAGTAAAGTCTTTGATGTTTGCTACTTCTTTTGCGAGTTCCATCCAGAAGCGCATGTTTTCGTATTTGATCACCACATCAAGTTGTTGTTTCTCAAGCGGACTTGCATTGATACGTTGGTTACAAGCGGTCATCCAGTTCATATAGTGAATGTTGTTCATGCGTTTATCCCCTCAATTTTGATTTTTAAAGTATCTAATGCAAATTTGATTCCGTCTGCAAAAGATTCTTCATGAGAATCACCAGTGAGTTTGTAAATGTTATAATCCGTATACAGCTTTCTTTCGAGTTGGTTCTGATCACCAATGTATACATTTCTGTTTTGATGAGTATTCACAAAATCATCATTAATCTTGATGAATTCATAAACTTCAATACCACCTTCATTTCTGACAGCATTCAAGTGATAACCAAGTTCGTTCATTATTTTCAAGTCTTTTTCGTAGTCAAAATGATCATCGAATATTTTTGACATTCTGATTTCTGAATCAGAGATAATAGTCAGACCTGATTGACGTTGACGTGGAATTTGGTGATAAAAAGAGAAAATAACTTCTGCACTTAGTCCTTCTGGACGATACCAACATGTATCTTTTTTGATTTCTCCACCGAATTTGTCTTTCAACATTTGAGCAACTGCATTTGTATCACATTTAATAATGAAATTTGTACTCATACATAAACCTCCCTGATTTTCTCGATAAAGTATTGTTGCCCCTTGCCCGTCACCTTTGATGTTTTCTGGATTGATGATCCGTTGGTACGTTGGATGACCGTTTCTTTCGTTTCAAGCAAGCCCATCTGCACTGACTTTTGAGTAGGCATGTTGTAGTCGGTACCTTGACGCTTTACGACATAGCCGTTTTCCCGTAGCCAAGTGAATAAACGCTTTTCGCCAATATTGATCCCGTTTTGTTGCATGATGGTAGCAAGTTCACGTACCAGGATCGAAGTGTGACTGCCTGCAACCGCGTTGGCAAAAGCGACTTTCGGTGCGTCCTCTTGGCTTTGTGATTCCAATCGCTGACGTTCGGCACGTTCACGTTTAAGTTCCGTTGCCGCTGCTATGAGTAGATCAGGATTAGCAAGTAGTTCGTCTGTAGCGTACATGCCTGTTTTGCGGATGGATGGTAGTACGTCTTTGGTGATCCATTTGCGAAACTCACGCGCTTCTGGTTTACGACTTTCCAAGATCACATCGTACAGTCCATCTTCGTTAATGATGGTGTTATCCTGCACACGTCCAAGTGCATCAGGGATGGGGTAAGTTGAACTTACGTCATCGGAAAGGCGTTCTTTGACCATTCGTGGGTTTGAAAGAGAAAGAACTTCGCATACATCTTTTAGTACAAACCAAGGCTGATCATTAATATCTACAGTACGTAAATTGTTGCTGTTGAAATTGAACACTTGTAATTGATTCACTTGCTTACCTCCTGTTCTTTGAGCCACATTGTTAAAAATTGTCTGGCTTCTTTAGCTGGAAACAACCACTTTGTTCTAACCTTGAACTTAGGAAATCGAGGATCGTTGAAAAAGGTGTCTTGGATAAAAGACCAACTCATACACGTTCTACGCTGTAACTCTTTGGCATCCCAATACACTAATTCGTTTTCGATTTCTTGCACTTGTTTCCTGATTTCAGCCGAAAAGAGTTGTAACACCTCAATTTCGTCGATTTTTACGGAAACTAGACTCATTTGCCTTCACCTCTGATAAGGTTATCAATTGTAGTCTCGAGCGCATCCGCTAACTTAACGAGCGTCTCTGCATTAGGGCCTTTTTTCTTGTTAGGCAATGCGTACAAAGCTGATAATGAGACGCCACTTTCCTTGCCCAGCTTGTAAATAGTCCATTTTTTTTCTTTCAACATACGCTCTATGTTTTTATCAATTTGCATTGTCATGTGTTGCTCACCTCCTGAATAAATTCTATAACACTATAGAGTTATAGTAAAATATCATTATAACCCTTTAGAGTTATATAACACCTCATTTACTTACTTATTCTCTATTTTTCTTGACTTTACTAACTATTTAGAGTTACTATTGCTTTATTAAGTTATATCTAAATAGAGTTATATATGGGGAGCGGTAAAGTTGAATATAGCAGCGAAAATTAAAGGTCTTATGGAAGATAAGGGGGTAAGTGCTTACCAGTTGGCAAAAGAAACAGGTGTCTCCTACACTGGAATCACTAAAATTATAAAAGGTGCAACAAAAAGCCCTGGGATAGAATCTCTGGAAGCTATTGCACATTATTTTGGAGTAGAAGTAAGCTATTTCACTACATCAAATGAAATAATTTCCGAAGAAAAAGCATCTTATGGATTTGCTCCAAAAGAAGAAAATGATATTGCTGAAGAGTTAGAACGTATGATGGAACAATTAAATAGCGATAGCTCTTTATCATTTCATGGGGAAAAGCTGGAAATGAGCGACGAACAAAGAGAATTGTTACGCATATCTTTTGAAAATTCACTCCGAGTGGCAAAACAAATTGCTAAAAATAAATTTACTCCGAAAAAAAATAGAGATTAATCACTCCGGGGGTCATGTATGAGTAACGCCAACGCAAAAGCATTGCAGTTGATAAAAAAGTGCAACACAAATGATCCTTATGCTATTGCAGAGGCAAAAGGAATTGTTGTTCTTTATGAGGATTTAGGAAGTATCTGGGGTTATTTTCATCTATATAAGAGGATACCGATCATACATATAAATAATCGGCTTACTTCATTACAGGCGAGGTTTACGCTTAGCCATGAAATCGGTCATTACATATTACATAAGGATGTAAACACACCATATTTAAGATCATCTACCTATCTTCGTGTAGATCGGATCGAAAGCGAAGCGAATACGTTCGCTGTAAGGTTGCTTGTCGGTACAAACAAACCATTCGAATCAGAGACAGAAGCACAATTCATGATAAGATGCGGGATCCCTCTAGCATTTACACGTTTCTATAAAAAGTAAATGTACGGATTCCTATTGCTAAAAAAAGAACATACGTTCTTGAAAGGGGTGATAAACTAGCGCTATTCAGAATAAATAAGAAAGGGTGATACTATGGCAAGCTTCAAAAAACAAAATACCGGTTGGGAATATCGCCTGCGGTATAAGGACATCATGACAGGAAAATTCAGAGAGAAGTCTGGACGTGGGTTCGCAACTAAGAAAGAAGCACAAGATGCTGTAGCTTTGTTTGAGAGGAAGTTACAACAAGGATATGAACACACAGCTATACCTTTGGTCGATTATCTAGAAGCATATATCAAAGAGTTTAAAGACGGAAGCGTGCGAAAGAATACGATGCTTTCATATCGTTATGCTATTGATTCTCATATCAAACCACACTTTCAAAATCTACTAATATTTGATCTCAAACCAATCATGTATCAAAAGTTCTTGAATGCATTAGTAGAACAAGATTTTAGTAAAGGAACAATAGAAATCGTAAACAGTTTGATATACAGTGCTATGGAGCGTGCAGTGATCCAAGGCAAGATTGAGCGTAATCCATGCAAAGGATCTGTCGTTCGTGGCAAAAGTAAAGTGGGAAATATAAAATTTATTGAATCGGATGATATATCTACTTTCTTACGTGCTGCCAAGCAAGATGATTATATCTACTATATCTTTTATAAAGTCCTAATAGAGACAGGAATGCGTAAAGGTGAAGCGGCTGCCTTGCAATGGACTGATATTGATATGAAAGACTACACGATATCTATTAATAAAACATTAGACTTTACTTCTACCGATCCTGAGGAAATGATGGGCGATCCCAAAACATTCAACTCCAAACGGATTATATCCATGAGTCAATCACTGGCCAATGATCTAAAGTTCCAAAAGAATCTACAAAACGAACACAAGTTAGCTTTCACTGACTTATACCAGCATGATCTGAACTTAGTTCTATGTAGAACCGATGGTAGCCCATTACCTAAATCTTCGCTATTCAATTCCTTTAGACGTATTCTTAAACGAGCCAAACTGACAAATATGCCAATTCACTCTTTACGACACACGCATGCCGTACTTTTATTAGAAGCTGGAGCAGATATGAAATATGTACAAGAACGCTTAGGTCATGGAAGTATGCAGATCACAGCGGATGTCTATGCTCATGTCTCTAAAAAGCTTCAAAGTGTGAATATGGAACGCTACGAAAATCTAATAAAAGATAAGTTTTTATAA